TGATGACTATGTCGACTCAATGACACAGGCTGTTATGCGATTCAGACAAGGTGGATTACTTAAACACCCTGAAGATTATGTAACAGACAACACGAAGCGTAGACTTCGGAAGGAATATTATTAATGTCAAAAATAAAAGCACTAAAAGGTTTAGGCAAAGCATTTTTAAAAAGAGTTAGAGATAAAGCTGGAGATAAAGCTAAAAAACTAAATAAAAAAGATACAGACGCATTTCAAAAAAAATTTGGTAAACATAAAAAAGCTTTAGAAGCAGTAAATAAACCTGTTGTGGATGAATACAAAAAAGCAGTTGCCCCTATAAAAGAAAAAATTAAAAAACAAGGTGGTTTTGAAACTAAAGAAGATACTGCAGCTTTAATAAGTGCGTGGCAGAAAAAAGAAAATAAAATAAATAAAGTTCCCATGAGCCAAGTTTATAAATCCATGCCTAATATAAGACAAAGATTTAGAGGAGCACCGGGTTCAGATAGAAAAGCTGTTAAAGGTGTCCATAGTTGGAGAGACAGAGCTAAAATATTACATGCGAAAAAGTTTGGCACTGGACCTGATCCATTAAAAAAATATAAAAAGAAATATAGACCTAATTAATGACACCGATTATTAGAAAATTTGTTTTGAAACTCTTGTCCAAGGACCGTGGTTCAGGGATCACGAGCATTCCAGGTGGACAACATAGAATGATCCAAGAATCAATAATCACGGACACTCTATTAAAAAAAGGAGTTAATCCAGAAACTATTACTTCAGAAGGAATGCTTCAATCTATTTTAAACGGAATTAAAAAAGAAGAAGCCATGATTGCAAGATCAAAAGCAGAAGCACAGAAAAATTTAGCAACTGTTATGGATATGAAAGGTAGAAAAATTAAACCTGGAGCAAAGATTATGGGTGGTGAAGAAGTAGTTGAAACAGAAGCAGAGATTGCTGAAAGATTAGGTAAAGGAAATAAACAAGCAGTTGAAAATATTAAAGAGAAACAACTTATAGAAAGTTTTGATCCAGATGAAATGGCATCAGGCGGTAGAGCAGGTTTTGCCGGTGGGGGAATGGGTCGTAGAGCATTTTTAAAAATGATGGCAGCGTTAGGCGCAACAGGTGTTGCAGCTAAATCAGGATTAGTAAGTTTGTTAGGTAAAGGTGGTGGTAAACAAGTTGCAAAAGAAGTTGCGCAACAATCAACAACTTTGTCACCATTAAACAGACCTCCTCCGTATTTTTTTAGATTAGTAGAAAAAATTAAATTTATGGGTGATGATACACTTGCTTCAACAGATAAAGCCATAGCAAAAAAATATAAAGATTATACAATGGAAGAAGATTTTGCTGGTAATATAGAGATTATAAAAAAAGGTGGAGATGATATGTTTCCTGAAGATGTTTACATGAGTTACAAAGTAGATGAAGTTCCGTTAAAAGGTAAAAAAGGATCTACAAAAGTTGAAGAGTATGAAGAGTTTACTGCAAGACCCGATCAAGACGGTAAGATGAAAGATGTTGAACAAGGTGTGCCAGATGAAGTTATAGAAGAAGGAACTATGTTTGAGGATAACATAACAGATTTTGGTAAAGCATCAGGCGGCATAGCCCGAATGTTAGGGGAATAATGGATAGAATTGATGAAATATTGTATCTCTACGAAGACGATGTAGAGAGCTTTGCTGATGGTGGGAGAACTGGGTTTAAAAGAGGAAAACAAGCCGTTCAATTAACAACAGATAAAATAATTGATGTAGCTGAAAAAAATCCTAATTGGACCGCATCTAATATTTTAGAATATTTTCAAAAAGATAAAACTAAAAATTACGTAACAAGACAGGGTTCACCGATAAATAGAAATTCCATTCAAAGAAATTTAAGTGCTTATTTTGATTTAACTGCAGAAAAAGCAGCTCAAGTTCCTAAAGGATATATTTCTTCAGCTGAAGTATTTGAAAATTTACCAATAAGTAAGAAAGATTATTTTAGAGTTAAACTAGCAAAAGAAGGTGGAACTTTACTTACTCAAGAAATAGATAAATTATTAAAACCACAACAAGTAGGTGCTCAACAGTTTTATTTTAAAAAACCATCTAAATCCGATATGAAAAGTTTTAATAGACTAGCGGATAAAACAGGAAGACTTAATAACAGAATTGCAGATTTAATGATTGAGTTTGATAAAGCTTATGGAAAACAATTTGTAAAAGGTAATGTTCCTAAAATTGAAGATGTAGTTAAAAAATTTGATATTACAGACACTACAGCGGGTAAAGTAACAACAAGATTAGCTCAATGGTATGGAGGACAAGACTTTAAAAATCCTCAATTACAAAAATTACAAAGAAACAAAGTAGCATCAAATAGAATGTTTAAGACAGTTGAAAAATCTCCTTTTGGAAATCCTTATCGACAAGGTTTGTATGAAATATCACTGCAGACTATTGATGCAAAGTTAGGAAATAAACAAGGGACATTTCAAAAATTAAAGGATCAAGCTAAACAAATACTAAAAGATAATAATATAGCTGTATATAACCCTCAAATGGGAAAGAAAGCATTTGGTTTTAATATTAATGAAATAGCTGGGGTTACTGGAAGTGCCAAATCTAAGGCAGCAGAATTTTCTCAATTTATAGACATTATGGAAGGTAATTTAAATACAAAAGCTTTAGCAGGGTTTCAAGGAAAACTTTCCACTGCTAGACAAATAATAGAAAATGATCCAAGTCAGTTATCTGTACAATCTAAAAAAATAAATAAGATGGCTCAAAATTTAGAAAAAAAATACGGTGTAGAATTACCACGACTAAGAGATCCCGATGCAACAAAATATTTTTCTCCTAAAAGATTAAGAGAATTAAATGCACAAGGATTAGATATTGTTAAAGCTGCAGAACGTGCAGGGTACACAGTTCAAATGCCTAAAGGTGCTATCACTGCAAAAGAATTTACAGAATTAGATAATAAAAAAATGTTAAAGTTTTTTAAAGACGCAGGTATTCCATGTATTAAAGGTGAAGGAGGTCAATGTACTTCAATCACAGATTATCAAAAAGGATATAATAAACTTGTTCAAGAAGGAGCGGCGGGAAGTAAACCAGCAATTAACAAATTAGGTAAGTTTACAAAAAGTATTAGAGCTTTAGGAAATGTTGGTAAGTGGACTGGTTATGGTTTGTTAGCTGAAGTAGGTTTTATGGTTCCGTTTGCAGTGGGTGATTATGCAGCTGGAAAATCTTGGAAAAGAATTTTAGGAAATGCAACTGATTATGGTTTTGGTCCAATACTAGGTCAATCCGAACAAGAAGAATTTGAAGCAGCGCTTCCAAAAGGTTCGGCTGCTGTTCAAGGTGAAGAAGCTTTAAGAATTAGTGAAGAAATGGAAAGAATGGAAAAACAAAAAGTTAATCCTGGTTATGGAAGAGTGGGATATCGTCAAAAAGCAGAAGATGCTAGACAAAAAGTTTATGACGATAAATTTGCTGAGTACGTAAGAAACATGCAACCTTTTTTAAGACCAAGTCCTCATTTAGAAGGTGGACAGTTTTATGATCAAGAATTATTTGATAAAGCTATGACAGAAGGCACTAAGACTAGAGAAGCGATAGCAGATCGAGAAGCAAAAACAAAAGAAAGAAGATCAGCAATGGATGCTTTTGATGAAGAAATTTTTCAATATAAAGGTTATGCAGGCGGAGGAATAGCTGGAATAAGAAGACCAGGAGCAATTCCCCCTGAATCTGGGCCACAACCACAAGGCTTGGAAAATCTTAAATATTATGTTACAAACACTTAGGAGTATAAATGGCAGATATAGATAAAGGACTCCCTAATACACGAACCGAGTTTAAACTTCCTGGTGAGGAAGAAATAGCTGACGTTTCGGTACAAGAGGAAGTTACACAAGAACCAGTAGAAGTTACGCCAGAAGAAGATGGTGGTGCTACAATTAATTTTGAACCAGGTGCAATTAACATTCCTGGAACAGAAAATCATTTTGATAACCTAGCAGATATTTTACCTGAAGATGTTTTAGAGCCAATTGGAAACGAGCAAGCTGGAAACTATCAGGATTATAAATCTTCTAGAAAAGAATGGGAGAAAACTTATAGAGATGGTTTAGATCTTTTAGGATTTAAATACGAACAAAGAACAGAACCATTTCAAGGAGCTAGCGGTGCAACTCACCCAGTACTAGCAGAAGCAGTTACGCAGTTCCAAGCACAAGCGTACAAAGAATTATTACCAGCAGATGGACCGGTTAGAACTCAAGTTATTGGTGTTCAAACTCCGGCAAACGATTTACAAGCACAAAGAGTAAAAGATTATATGAACTATCTTGTTATGGACAAGATGAAAGAATACGAACCAGAATTTGATTCGATGTTGTTTCATTTACCATTAGCAGGATCAACATTTAAAAAAGTTTATTATGATCTAACTATGGGAAGAGCGGTTTCTAAGTTCGTCCCTGCAGATGAATTAGTAGTTCCGTATACAGCTACCTCATTAGACGATGCGGAAGCTATTATTCATGTGATTAAAATTCCAGAAAACGAGTTGCGAAAGCAACAAGTTTCTGGGTTTTATCGTGATGTAGAATTAGGCCCACCAGGAATGGTGACTTCAAATGAATTAGAAAAAAAGGAACGTGAGCTAGAAGGAACAAAAGCTACAGGTAGACAACAACCTATCTATACTTTGTTAGAGTGCCACGTTAATTTAGATCTAGAAGGATTCGAGGAGGTTGATGGAAACAATGAACCGACTGGAATAAAACTTCCTTATATTGTTACAATAGAGGAAGGTACAAGAAAAGTTCTCGCTATTAAGCGAAACTTTGCGCCCAATGATCCGAAGAAAACTAGAATCCAATACTTCGTCCACTTCAAATTTCTGCCAGGACTAGGATTTTACGGATTCGGACTCATTCATATGATTGGCGGATTGAGTCGTACGGCAACGGCGGCTCTCCGTCAATTATTAGACGCTGGAACATTATCTAACTTACCAGCAGGGTTTAAACAAAGAGGTGTTAGAGTTCAGAACGAAGCTGACCCAATTCAACCAGGTGAATTTAAAGATGTAGATGCACCGGGTGGATCATTACGTGATGCTTTCTTTCCACTACCTTATAAAGAACCTTCACCAACATTATTACAATTATTAGGTATTGTTGTTCAAGCTGGACAAAGATTTGCTTCTATTGCTGATATGCAAATAGGAGATGGTAATCAAGGTGCAGCAGTTGGAACTACTATTGCCTTACTTGAACGTGGTTCAAGAGTCATGTCTGCAATACACAAAAGATTGTATGCAGCAATGAAAAAAGAATTTAAGATTCTTGCTAAAATTATTTCACAATATTTACCACCTGAATATCCATATGATGTTGTTGGTGGTGCAAGAACAATTAAACAAATAGATTTTGACGACAGGATAGATATTGTTCCTGTTGCAGATCCAAATATATTTTCACAATCACAAAGAATTACGATGGCGCAAACAGAATTACAACTAGCGCAATCAAATCCACAAATACATAACTTGTATAATGCGTATAGAAAAATGTATGAAGCAATT